AACCGAAGATAAGCTGAGCATCATGTTTGTGCCTGCAGATGGCTTTGTGTATGAGACAGCGCTTGACGATGTGGATACATTGGAACGTATTGTATTTTTCTATACGATGCAGGACGATGCCGACCGATCTCGGCAACGCATTTGGGTTCAAAAGTATCATATGGAGAACGACCGTTGCTTACTCGATGAGCGCATTACGGACGGCTATGGCAAAACGATAGAATGGGACGGCACAAAGCAGGATTATGACACGGGGCTTGACCGAATACCGGCCTATGTGATCCTTAACGATGGCTTGTCCGGCGATACGGAAGGCGTCAGTGAAATCCGGGATCTAATGTGTGATGATGCCTGGTACGGTCGGTTAAAGTCCGGCAACATTGATTCTCTGCGCAAAGGAATGAATCAGATTACATACATGTCGGGCGTTGATCCTAGCTGCATGAAGTCTTTCCGTTGTGCACCCGGTGCTTTATGGGATCTTAAAGGCGACCTGGCACAGGCGAGCGACGGCGGAGCACCCAGCGTGCAGGTTGGAACGATCTCCAACACCTTTTCTTACGCCTCTGCTTTTGCGGATACTGAGTCTACTATCAAGCAGGACATGCACGATCTTGTCGGTGTACCTGATCTTAACCAGGAGAGTACCCGCAATGTGATCACTAGCGGCAAAGGATTAAAGACCTTGTACTGGCCGCTTATCTGCCGGTGTGAGGAAAAGATGAATGCCTGGGGTCCGGCGCTCGAATGGCTGGCAGAAATGCTGCTTTATGCTGCCGATGTACAGCCAAACCTTAAAAATGTCTATGGAGCCTTTGAAGCAGACAAACATGTGATCATGATTGATAATCAGTACCCCCTGCCGGAAGATGAAGACGAGGAAAAGCAACTCGATCTATCCGAAGTTTCCAACAAGACCAGATCTATTAAGAGCTACCTCACAAAATGGGGCGGTCCTAACAGTAAGGGCATGACTCCCGAGGAAGCAGATGCTGAAATCCAACAGATCGCCAAAGAACAGCAGATGATGCAGGACAGCTTTACAGCTGAGCCCTCCCCGGCTGGTGATGAGTAATGTCCGGCCGGCTGGGGAATTACTGGGAGCTCATTAAAGCCGCCGAGCAGACGCGTATTGCAATCACAAAGGCACAGCAAAAACAAATCGCTGATCTTTATCAGGAAATCGCGGATGACTTAAACCACCGCCTGCAGCGATATAATCCAGAGTCTCTCACTTATCGGTGGGTCAAGGATTATGCAAAGAACCTGCAGAAAGACAGCAAGCGGCTCTATACAACGATTAAAGCAGGTGTTGCGGATAGTTTGCTACAATCTGCAAAAGCCCCTGTAAGGGCAGAACAGGCGTTTTATTCCAAACTTGCCCCGGAACTCTCTGAACATTTTTCGGATGTTTTTTCCAGAGTCCCGCAGTCTGCTGCCGATGAGCTGATGTCCGGTGGAATTTACAAAGACTTTTCCGGGCTGTCTGATCGAATTTGGAACTATCGCAAAAAGTATAACCGAGATATACAGACCGTGATCGTCAAGGGAATTGATGCTCAGAAATCTGCCTTTGACCTTGCAAAGGATCTGGAAATGTACGTTGATCCAAAGGCCGCGAAGCCCTGGAACTGGAACATTATTTATCCGGGTGTCAATCAAGTGGTTGACTATAACGCGCAGAGGCTTGCCCGCACAGCGGTTACACATGCTTATCAGCTGTCATTTCAGCGGGCAACAAAGGATAATCCTTTTGTTGAATCATACAAATGGCACAGCAGTCATGGTGCCCGCATGTGCGAGCTATGCGCACAGCGTGACGGCAGGATTTATCGAAAAGATGCTCTCCCCTTCGACCACCCGAACGGCATGTGTACAGTCACGGCGGTAATCCCAAAAAGCTATGATGAAATCGGTAAAGAATTAGGCGACTGGGCCGCCGGCAAAAGCGACAATCCGGCACTTGATAAATGGCTATTGAAATCTGATGACGGCAATGATACAATAAGCATAAATAAGCAAGAAGATATTCAATGTGTGATTTAATGCCACCCACCAAAAGGCAGGGTGGTATTTTTATGTAGTGAGGTGAATCCGAATGACAAACGATCCAAAGCATCAAGTCCTTTATGCGCTTTATTCCGAATATCAAAAGGATGTTCCAGATATGCGAACCGTTACGGAAGGAAGTCTTGAACTGGAACGCCCGGTTTTTGCAGCTTCCCTTTTAAAGCTGCAGAATGAAGGTTATATTCAGGGCCTTGTATGGACACCTCCTGACGAAATGAGAGGAAATAAGATTCACGCTGTTAAAATGGACAATGTTTTCCTCACTCGGCAGGGCGTTGAGTATGTTGAAAAGATGGCAGGAATTGAAGCCAGTGAAAAAGCATCCGCAAAGATTCTTCACCTTGCAAAACAAGTGGGAATTTTCGGGATGTCAATTTTAAAAACTTTTATTTTATCACAGTTGCACTAACCGCCCGGCATAGTACCTGGCGGTATTTTTATGCCCAAATTCAGAATGAAGCAGCCTTTACGGGGCTGCTTTTTTCATACAAAAAATTGACCGGCCCGACGTCGCGAAACTACGGGGCAACGGAGGATCGGCACCTCGGTAAAAACGTGTGTTGCGAAAGGAGAAACTTATGGACAGAAAATTTTTAGCTGACCTCGGTCTCGAAAAAGATGTGATCGACAAAATCTTGGATCAGCATGGCACAGAGCTTACTACTCTGCGCACTCAGATTAAGACCAAAGACACCGAGATCGGCACCCTGCGCACCGGCCTTACGGCAGCTAACACAAAGATTGCAGATTTTGAAAGCGTCGACGTGAAAGATCTGCAGACTCAGCTAAGCGCCGAAAAAGCCGGGCGCGTCAAAGACCGGCAAACATGGAACCTGCAGAGTGCTCTCACTGCCGCCGGCTGCAAAGATACGGATTACATCATGTTTAAACTGGGCGATACCGTGGAATTTGCAGACGACGGATCCTTAAAAGACTCCGATGCTCTGTTGGAATCCTGCAAAAAGGACTATGCTGCTATGTTTCCACAGGCTGATCCTAACAAAGATCCGGAAAATAAACCAAACGGTGGAACCGGGAGTCTCGGAAACTTTCAGCGGCAGCATGACGACCCGAAAGACACAAAAACAACAAAAGAACAGTTCGGCAAAATGGGATATCTTGAACGTATCAACTTTAAGAAAGAACACCCCGATGAATTCGCCGAACTGTCCAAAGCTGATTAAAGAAAGGACATGATATTTTATGGCAGATGGAATTACAACGCTCGCCCAATTGATTGACCCTCAGGTTATGGCGGGCATGATTGAGGAAAAACTTACCGACCTGATTAAACTTTCGCCTCTCGCAACTACGGATACCACCCTGCAGGGACATGCGGGCGACACCGTAACACTCCCAAAGTACGTTTACATTGGTGATGCGGAAGACGTTGCCGAGGGCGGTGCCATTCCGATTTCCCAGCTAGCACAATCCAGTGTTTCCGTAAAGGTAAAAAAAGCCGGAAAAGGCGGAAAGATTACCGACGAGGCGCTACTTTCCGGTTATGGAGATCCGCTTGGAGAGCTCAGCAAACAGTTAGGACAGTCCATTGCTTCTAAGGTGGACAATGACTGTCTGGCAGCGCTGGGCGGAATTAAGACCGCAATGACTGTTGATGCCAGCGCAACAAGCACTATCTCCAGCAGTGTGATTGCAGATGCGCTTGTAAAGTTCGGTGAGGATCTGGACGGCACTAAGGTGCTCTTTATCTCCCCCGCACAATTGGCACAGATTCGCCATGACGCGGATTATCTCAAACCCTCTGAAATGACCTCCCAGGCAATCATGAACGGCACACAAGGCGAAATCTGGGGCTGTCAGGTAGTTGTATCTAATAAGATTAAAGCCGTGTCCGGAAAATTTACGAACTTTATCGTAATGCCCGGCGCTCTCGCGATCTATCTTAAACGTGGTGTCGAGGTGGAAAGCGCCCGTGACATTGAACATAAGCTCACTATTTTTACAACGGATGAGCATTATGTGGCTTATCTTTCCAACGAAAGCAAAGCAATTAAACTGATCACGGCAGAGACCAAGCCTGCATCTGTGCCATCCGGGACTTAAGGAGGTATAAAAAATGGCTGACATGACTCCGCTGGAAGAACTAAAAATGCTGTGCCGCGAAAAGCAAGCGCCTTATTTTGATGATGACGAGCTCAATTATCAGCTCCAGCGCGCCGGCGGAGACGTCAATCTTGCTGCCTATCGCTGCCTGATTATTAAGGCGGAAAACAGCACCGTACAAGTATCCGGGTTAACGCTCGCAGATACATCTCGCTACTGGCTGCGCCTTGCCGCCTCTGTGCGTCCATCCGGCTCATGTGTAATTCAGGGAGGATGATTTTATGGGATTAATACAGCAAGCTTATACGCTTTCACAGGCGATTGAGCGGTATGGTAAATCCGCAGAACTGTGGCGCCCTGGTAAAGGGCAATATGGCTCCCCCGGTGTTCCGGAAAAAATTACTGACCTGCAGGGACTTTTCCACACGTCAAGTGGATACCTGGACATTACGCTGCAGGACAGTGGAAAACTGACAAACCATAAGCAGCCTATGTTTCTCATTATGCATTCAGAATATCCCAAAAAGGATGACACCCTGAAAATCGGCAGTCACGCTTTTATGGTAAACACGGTAGACGATGTCGGAATGCTGGGAGTCTGCATGGACTTGTCCCTCACGGAGGTTGATAGCATATGAGTATGTTTGACTTCTCTGAAATCTACCAGTCACTTGACGCACTTCCTCAAAAAGTACAGCGGTCTGTGATGGCCTATGGCCGCACTGCTGCAAGTAAAATCGAAGCGAAGGCGAAGGAAGATCGCCCCTGGACAGATCGGACAGCACAGGCCAGAGATCGGCTGCACGGCGACTGTATACGAATTGACACCGGAATCCGCATTTCTCTCGCGCATGGCGTGGAATACGGCGTCTATCTGGAATTTGCCAACGAAAAACGATATGCAGTAATCTATCCGACTCTGCAGCACGAAGGTCCCGGGGTCATGTATGGGCTCCAGGGCCTTTTTGATTGGGTGTGATGCATATGTGGAAAACAATTTACGACTATCTCAAAAGCAAAGGCTTTGACGTATATGCTCTTGGGCAGCATGAAGGCACCTGTAAGACACCATACATCGTCATCCGCAACAATGGAGATGGAGATCGCGGGATTACTATGGAGCAGGCTCTTTATGAACTGCTCCTTTATTATCCCTCCGACTTTTATTATCAGTTTGAAGATTATATTGACTCTGTAAAGCAGAGCATGAACGGTCTCTTCCCTACTCTCAAACTGGTAGACGGTCCGGGGCCGCATTATCTTGATCCCGATGTATTGGGCTACATGACAAACCTCACTTACAGTACGGTCAAACAATCAACCGTAAACCATATTTAGAAAGGAACTGATAAATTATGCCAGAGATTACAAAACCAAAGGGCATGGCGCTGATCGACTGCGCCATGATTGTATTTAAGCCTGACGACACTACTGTGGCACCGATTGCAATTACATCCGGTACAAAACTAGGCGTGGAACAGCAGACCAAAGCGACAGACGCGGTGGAACTCGTCATTAAAGGCCAAATGTACGCAAAGAAACCGGAGGAAACTACGATTACCGGTCATAAGCTGACTCTAACCGACAACCTGGTGATTATGGATCTGATCCAGATGTTGCAGGGTGGTATTCTGACAAAGGACGACACCAGTAAAAAAATCACTGGGTACACTCCCCCGGTATCTGGGAAATCCGAAGGGAAACCAGGTACTTTGGAAGCATACTCCGCAATCATGGAAGGCTCCACTATTGCAGGTTACTCCTGCATTGCTTATCCGCATTGTGTCGGTGTTCCGGTCTGCATGGGCGCTGAGGATAATGTGTTCCAGGTTAACGAGTACACGATCAACAGCACACCCGGCAGCGGTCAGGCAGCATATGCAATGACAATCGTTGATGCGCTCCCCACAGTAACGGCGGCGTAAAGTAATCCAACAGCAGGGGCGGGTTTAATAGCCCCTGCTTCCAGAAATCTAAAATTTAGGAGGAAACATTATTATGGCAGTTACAAATATCTCTGAAATTAAAAAGTATGCGGACGGCGTGGAAGTTGATCTTCCCGGATTCGCAGAGGATGAAGTCTTTACGGTAAAACTCCGTCGTCCATCCATGCTCCTTTTAGCACAGTCCGGCGATATTCCAAACCCACTGCTGCACACAGCGGCGGACTTATTTACCGGTGGCACGAATAAGGCCGGTGAAGGCGATTTTCTGAACATGGCAAAGGTGTTTGAAACCATTGCAAAAGCGTCTCTCGTCTCTCCCTCTTACGACGAGCTGCAGGCTGCCGGAATCAATTTAACAGATGTGCAGCTCACTTACATCTACAATTACAGTCAGACGGGGGTTGATATCCTCCGTCGATTTCATAAGGAGTCAAAGTCTTCTGGGGACAATTGCGCTAGCGAAAGCGTACCAAAAAAGGCCCGCAGAGTTACTAAGCATTCATGATCCTTACACAGCGTATTGCTTCGACGAGGCGTGCCTGTACATAGATTCAAAAAGGTCGCTGGGCGAAGAACCCACCTATCGATACGAAACGACTTTCCTTGAGTTATATGGAAATCCTTGTCAAAATTAATTGACCGGCGTATAATTTCCATGAAGGAGAGATGTTTATGAAAAAGTTTTTAGCATTGCTTTTGGCGGCAATTATGTGCTTTGCCTTAGCAGGGTGCGGAGGGTCAGGGACGGCCTCTTCATCTCCCATTTCTATTTCTTCAAAAAATTATTTAGATGCAAATTTAGTCAAAAATATTAACACTGAGTTTGGCAAAATTTATAGTAACAAAGAAATAAGAATAACAGAGCAAAACGGAAACAATCAAAAAAGCAGCAATACAGAATTACAAGTAAATATCACTAGAATAATAGAAGCTAGCTCCCCAGATCAATTTATTAGCACTTCCTCAAAAGCACTAAACGCTAGTGGCTTTGATCAATCGTCCAAATATTCAAAGATAATTTTTTCCTTAGATGAAACGTCTGTTACCATTATGGTTAACAAAAATTCTAATGGTGAACTCATTAGTACTCTAACTTGTGCAGGAAGTACAAACACAATAAAGGACTCCTTCAAATCGGCATATAAAAAAGACAGTCTATTTTCTAAAATAGATTCATCTATAGCCAGTTCTTCGGCTTCCTCTAATTCCTCAAACTTTAAAACGAGTTCAGAAATTATGAATGAATTATACCAAACAATTTGTGGCAATCTTATTCCCGGAACAACTTTTAAGGAATTAAACTATAAAACTGTAAAATTTACTCTTCCGCTTAAAGAAAAAGCATCGTATGACAGTGTTAAAAAGGCCTACGACTCTATTGTAACTATGTCGAAAGCACTAAAGGGCACTGACATTTTAAGTACCGGAAAAGAAATTTTTATCTACAGCGTTGAAGATCAAGATAGTCAACCTGTTTTTGAACTAAATGTGGATTATTCATCCGGGGAGCCAAAAGCGACTACTAACTATATTAATTCAAATTACGCAGATATCATCAAACAAATAGTTAACGGATAGTTTTCAATAAGCCTCGGGCGCACTGCCCGGGGTATTTTTATACCCATTTTTAAACAGGAGGCGATAAAATGGCTATTGATTTAGGCGTGGCAGAAGGCCATATTGACCTTGATTTTTCCAACTTACAGAAAGGCGTCGCTTCCACAGTAGGTCAGTTACAGCAGCTTGAGCGTACCGGAAATCTCACAGAATCACAGCTACGATTGATGGAAACTGCCACTAAAGGCGTAGGCGGTGTATTTAATGACGCCGCACAAAAATCCAAACGCCTATCAGCCGAAATCGAAATTGCAAAGCAAAAGGCGGAAGCCTACAAAACCGGCATATCCGGATTAAATGAGATTATTAAGAAGTCTCAAACCGAGTATGACAAAACCGGAAAATCCATTGAGGAGCTCTCCAAAAAGTATGAAGCTTCTAAAGCAAAAGTGCAGGACGCTGCAAACGCACACGGTAAAGAGTCCGAAGAATACCAAAAGGCGCAAAAAGCATCAAAGGAATTAAATAATCAGCTTTTGCAGGAGCAGTCCCGGCACGCCTCTTTAGGGCTTGAAATTGATGGCTCTAAAGCAAAAATCAACGAGTATGCGGCCGCCATGAACAATACACAGGCTGATATTAAAGGGATGGAGCGCGAACTTAGCGTTGCCGAGAGCAAAATGCACGCCTTCGGGGTGGCTGCCGAAGGTGTCGGAAGTAAAATGCAAAGCGCAGGACAAACAATGAGCAAAATCGGCGGAACTTTATCCCTTGCCGTTACAGCTCCTCTCGTCACTGCCGGTACAGCGGCTTACAAATGGGCCGAGAGCGCAGAAACCAGCTATGCAAAAGTCAGCACCATTGCGGATAGTACAAAGCTTTCATACGATCAGCTTAAAACTGGAATTACTAACGCGTCAAACCAAACAGGCATGGCG